AATTCATTTCGTGCCTCAACGCATCATATACAAACCGTTAATTACAGAAACAAATCTAAGAAAAGATTTTTTATTATGCAAATTATTATTTGCAAATTATTAAACTAAGTTTAAATTTCACAGCTGGTAGGTCTTCCCACCTATCTTGACAGGGATAGGCTCTCTGCCCTCAATGACTATTTTTCGCTTGCGAACGAACATTTTCTTCTTGTCGTCCCACTCAAATCCTTTTTGCCAACGGCTTACGCTGCACCTGCAAAAAGGATGAACCCCGAACAAACTAGCCTTCCATTCAGCAACCTTCCTGCCTATATTGTTGCCATAAGACCGCAATGTGGACAGTTTAAACACTATTGGCTTGCTTCCTATGCCATTGGTTAAATAAAGCCTTATACAGTGCTTACAAGCTCTGGGGAATACGTTAAAGTACATATAGGTTTCATCTCCACCGTCCAATTCATAGGCACTTGCACGACCCTCGTTAAATGCTGCATGGGAAACAAATTCAACCACCCTCCCAAAATTCCTGCTCCAATCACCTGTTTTACGTGCAATTTCCCTTGATGTTTCGTTATAGGTCTGTTTTGATATAAAACCACGCTCTATTTCACCACGAATAACCTCTTCTTGCCTTTTCCTTGTCGTTGATGCCGTACTGGTATTGATTATATTATTCAGGTCTGAAAATATTTCGTTCTGCTTTCCTGTTATATCTCCCAAAAACTGATTTTTGATAGATTCAAGGGAATATTTCTGAGGCTTGGTTAAGGGAATGTAGTCTGCGCTCTGCATGTGAGCCTTTAATTGATCGTAACTGATATTCTTTGCATCCTGCCCAACTGCATCACTAATAAGTCCAAAATAGAACTGATGCAACATAAAATCCCTTCCCTTTGAGTACAGTTTGCTTGCATCTATTCCAAGACCGCTTAATTTTCTCTTTTCTGAAGTGGTCAAATAACTATCGCCAACATGAGTTGCAACAAAGACGATTCTTTGCTTTTCTATTATCCTGAAAAGTTCTTCTATTTTATTTGGAGTGAGCATTTACTTCTTATACTTGTTCAGTTGTAAGATAAGCTCTTTTGACATGGTTTTCATATACCCTGAGTAATTGTGCTGGGCAGCTTGCTCTATTGTTTCATTGAGCTTGAACATCGGCTTTTCCTTATACTTAGGATTTTTTTTGACAAAAGACCTTGGCGAATCAGACTTTTTTAAAAAACTCCATTTGCCCTTGCTATCCAAAGAGCAATCAAACCCACAGATATGGGTTTCCATTACGGGCTTTTCATCTTTTCCAATCATATACTTTATATCCTGCGTAAGCTGCAAGTCCGGCACATACTATTGGAGCGACTATTGCAACTACCTTTAAAGTTTTATTTTTCCTTTGCTTTGACCTACAACAAGATTCTGCATTATTTAGCTCCATTGTGAAGGCTTCGTTTTTAACTTCCTCTGCCTCAAACATTCTTTTGTTGAATGTTGCCTTTTCGGACATGTCAACTACCCTTTCAGTAAGTCTTAAAGCTTTGCTTTGAGTCTCTTTAAGCTGATTCTCGATTAAAACAATGTCTTTTTCAAGCTGCAAAGACCTAACAGCAGCTTTTACAAGTAGCCTTGCTTCATTGATCTCATACAAAAATGCAGTGTCGCCATTACTATTTATCCATAAGCTCTGAGAGGACGCTTTGAGATTTGCGAAGCAACTCAGCATTATCAGCATTATCAATTTTACTAAGTTCTTTTTCATCTTCCTGTTTTTTATCGTTTCTTAATTGAGCAATAGAATCTATTCTAGACTTAATGTCATTTAGTTGCTTGACCCTTCCATTATCAATGGAATCAAGTCGGCTAATCTTGGTCTCATAAAACTTGATTTCCTCGTTCTTGGATTTTATTAAAACGTCAAGGGCTGTAATTTCATTTGCGTTCCTGACCTTAGTATATCCCAAAACACCAATTATAGCCAATAATCCTGCAATAGCCACAAGCCACTGCCAATTCCCTGTAACAAAAGATACTATTTTCATAATCGCTTCTTCCATTTCACTATCAATTAATCTTTGAACAATTCCTCAAACTCTTTATTTATAGATTTTTCAAAAGGATTTCCCGTGTCCATTTCGGGGCTTTCTTCGGACTGGTCTATAAAATCATTCGCTTCCTCTCCACCCATTTTAGCCATTTGCTGCGACTGTACAAATACAGGGTTTAAAATCACATCCCCACCTTCAATATCTTTCATTCCCTTTGACTTCCTGATTTCATTTGGTGTCATGTAGGAAGCAATTTTTTTAATGTCAGCCTCAAGCTCCTGTTCTGCCGTTCCTGCCTCCAGTCCTTGAAAAACAAGCTCATAGTCTCCACTAAGATAATTATTCCAAGGTTCAATAATCATTTTATTGAGCTTTCTTTGGTAAAACCTCAATAGTGGCTTTAGCCCCTTATCCCTTGAATATTTTAGCCTTGCTTCATTATTCCCCTCGAACATTGGGGCTGCATCTGAAGACCCTTGCATTGGAAAGGCTATTTCAGAAGGGTCTATTTTGTAAATAGCACAAGTAAGCTTAATCAAGAACTCATAATACTTATTGAACTCCATGTCCTTGTTGGAAGCTTGAGTGTTAACGAAATCCATTTTTTCGGATTCAACGACCAGTAGCTTGTGTGCATTATTGACCCCTGCCATTTGTGCACTCCAACTATTCTTTAGCTCCTGAATCCTACTTTGATTAATATTACCAGAGACTCTCAATATACCTTTCGGATTACTCCCTATTTTAAAGTAGTTCGCATTATAAGCGTCTGCATTCAATAAATTGGTAACAGTGCTTATAAGGTCTTCCAGTTCACCCCTGCCATACCCCTTTGCGTAAATGTCCGTTTGTGGATTCCTTATTCCAAAAGCCATTTCCCAAGGGTAAAACTCACTTAATACTTGCTGGTGGTAAACCTGCACGCAACTTGGATAATACCCTGAAATTTTATCTCCAGACACTATTAAGCTATTATTGGCTTGACCTAACAAATTATGTTTACGACTTTGGTCTTGAGTTATAGCCAGTCGCATTGTAGCCCCGTCCACTGCAATATGCTCAATAGGTCTGCCACGATTGTCCCGAATAACCTCAAAGCAAAGTTGATCCAAAGCCAAAGAGTCTGGGATTACCTTTCTTGTAAATGAATCAAAGTCGTCCCCGTGCCATGTATTTGAAGTAGTTCCGCAATTAACAATGAAGTCGGTAAGGAAATTTATATCCTTTTTCTGCTCCTTGGTTAATTTCTTGTCGTCCCCATCTTCAGCAAAATGCCCCCTTTTCTTTGGTCTTATCACAAATCCCGGACTGTACTTGTCAGGCTGTGGTTCGCAAAATTCCGTTACCTGTTCAATCCTTGTTCCTATAATTGCCTTTGGTATATGCGTTCTTGACATATTCCTTAAAAGCTGATAGGAAAGAGAAACTTGCTTTTCCTTATACCCAAGACCTGTACTTAACGCTTGTGGGTCAACAATAATAGACTTTGACTGATCTTCGTCCCTTTTTTCAATGAACTTAGCAATCTGCTCTGCCTTGATTAAATCATTTGGGTCATCAGAAGCAAAAGCCTTACGCATAAGGATATCTCTCTGCTTATAAAGCCTTAGTTCATCCTCAAGTGTTCTATCAAGAGCCTTTGCAATATTTTCTTCTTTATCAGTCTTCTTTGCCAAAGCAGTAATTTTGGCTAAAAATACTACTTTTTAAACTTTTCTAATAATTCAGAAATATTCTTTCGTTCTCTCTCGACTCATTAGTGGAGAATCTTCCAAGAAGATAAGCTAATTGACAGCATCACTGATGCTTTCACAAATATTCACTAATCCCCAATTTCCCTAACAGCCCTTGCCCTTAACTTGGCAAATTCGCTTTGAGTGAGCAGAAGTGTCGTTTGGTCGTTATTGAATGGTTTCTTTGCATCTATTCGCCAGTAATAGTCATTTTCAAGATTGTGGCTCTTGGGCTCGTTCCTGTATATGTTTATCTTGGCATAGTCTGTCTTTTTTGGAACATGCTGTCCCTGACTTCGCTGCTCAAACAAACATTCATCATTTTGAACCTGAAGCTCGTTTATCTTCATCTGCGCTTTTACCCAAAGAGCCAGTAAGATAATTATTATTGCTGATGCAATTGTGCATAATACTACTTCCATATTCACACTTTTATAATGAAAAATACAATCCCGACAATAGTTAAAGTTAGTTTAACTGCAAAAGCTATTTCACCTTTCCCGTTGAAAATTTTATCCTGCCACCTGTCAAGTGTAGATGTTGTTCCGAACTCCCAGATTCCCCTTGTGGTTATCCCTGCCCTATGGGTCAAATATGAATAGGAGAAGTCAAATACTGTCCAGATTATCATTAGCCCCAAAGGAATTATCCAGTAACTTACTCCAAAGGTAGGTAATACACAGATAATTATGTGCTGAACTGCCTGAAATCTGTGCCATTTGGTGTTTGCTGTCCAGCTTATGCTTGGCTCAAGCAGCTCATAGTATATCTCTTTCCTGCGGTAATAGTTCGCATACGCAAGCATAATAGCAGCAATTATTAAAACAAGTACGCAAAGTGATTTTAATACAAATGGGTTCATAATATTTTGTCTATTTTATTACGATTTTAATTTTTCGATTATGCTCAAATACTTTTCCCTGTATTCTTGGTCTGCTCTCATATGATTTTTATGCGCATCAAGTAAATACATGATGCTTGAATGATCTCTTCCCCCAAGTCTTTTCCCTATCATACTAAAAGTAATATATTCAGGTTTGTATAAAGAAGCTGTAATCATTTTCCTTGCGTTCGCAATATCGGTTTTTTGACCTTTCCATCCAATTCTATTTTTGTCAATCTCAAGACAATAACAAAAAACATCAATATGCAACTCAATTTTATCCTTTTTACTTTTGGGCTGAATTGCCCTTGAGTAGTCCTCAAGAAGCCTGTCCAACCGTTCCCTGATCTCTAATAGTTCTTTTAGCACCTTATAGTTCACTTTAAATCTCAAATTGTTCTCTAAATATAGATTCCCCCATACCCTCTAATTTACCCTGTCCAGAACGCAAAGCAAGAATATACTCCTTAAACACTTCCAGAGTAGCAATAACATCGTTCAATGCTTCGTGTGCATCTAACAAATCAACTTTTTCTCTTTGGCATATGTCACCAAGCCCATGTTTCATTCCTTCTTCTGCCTTTTTTATCCTTGATAGCCAGCAAGTGTCTATGTAATTGGGGTGGAAATTACCAAAGTGGTCTTTATAGCCTGCTAGCCATTTTGAAAGGTCTAGTTTCTTATAGCTAAATAGCCTCTGCAAGAAAGGAATATCATAAGTTACATTTTGACCGACCAGAATTGGTTTTGTAAACCTTGTGCCTGTATTGGTCTTTTCAAACAAGTCAATGAACTTGCTTATCAAGTTATCAATAGAAACACCTTCTTTTTCAAGCATCTCCATTGATGTTCCTGTAACATTAAAGGCTGTTTGCTGATACTCTAATTCCTCATCGTAGTTTGGTAATACAAAATTCGAGAACCTTCCTATTTCCTTAAAGTCGTTCGACATTACGCCTATTGCAGCAGCTTGGGTTATTGCTACCTTATTGGAATGCCACTGGGATTTTTTGTCAAGACCTCCTGTCTCAAAGTCAAAGACTATGAAATTATGAATTTTCATTATTCTGTTTTATTTTAGTTTGAAAGTGAACTACTTCTTCTCCAGTTTCTTTACCTCGCTTTGAAAAATAGTTTCCTCACTATTTGCCAAAGCTGCTTGCACATCATAACAAGGATCTGTCAGTCTGTAAAAAACAACACCGAACTCTTCAAACCTTTCAATCTCATTTCCACCGTAGAATCTTGGAAGCCTATTTCTTTTCGCATACGTGTAAACATCAATGTACTTGAACGGTTTACCCGTTTTCTTTTGCTTGACCACTTCATTCAACTTGTCAACTAATTGCATTGGTCTGTACCTTCCTTTCGGAAGAGGTGGTCTTGTTTTATTTACTTTTAGCATTACTTTTCATTTCCTTAATCTTTTTCGGTTTTTGAAACAATCATTTTTTTAACCTTCTTTTATTATACAACATCTCGTCTATTAAACGAATAAACTGCATATTTTTTTCATAGTCAAGCATTCCCTTTGACTTAAACGATTCCCACTTTGTATGACAACCTTTATGGTTTCCAAAATCAAGGCAATGGAGCCGGATATTTCGCTTATTATAAATAAGCTCTGGCAATCCGATATTTTTAGCCTCCTGCCTTGATATCACATGAGAATGAGAAAGCCTTACATCTCCACCTTGCCCTTTTCCACACCCTTCACACACGGGCTCTCTTTCAATATCAATCTGCCTGCAAACCTCAATGTATTTCTTATGCTCTTTTTCTTCCTGTGTTGACCGTTGCCTAATTTTCTTTTTAGGCTTCTTCAGTGGCGTTCTTTTCAGTCCACAATAAGAAGCTTTCTTTTTCTCTTTCCAATCAGACCCATGAAGACGCTCTTTATTCTTTTCTTCACAAAGGAAATGTCGCTTGTTGACGATAGGGTTTTTACTCCCACAATCACATTTACTACATTGTTCAATCTCATAGGTCATATTCCAAAGTGAAGCTCAAAGATAAAACATTTTTATTTGCTAGGCAAGTAGGTGAGAAAGCTCATATTATTATAGCAAATCTCAGTCTTCATGGTGCTGAGGGGTCTCAAAAATAAGCTCAACTATTTTTTCCATCTTTAGCCTGTTGGAAAGAATCTGCTCCACAAATTCGTGCAATATGGCTTTCTCAGGTTTTACGGGAAGCATCTCCCTCTCGGCTACGCTAAAGGCTTTCTTTAGCTCCGAAAATGAATTGGTACTACCAAAGAAGGTCTTTGCCGTTACGGTAGCTTGTTTTGGCTCTGGCTTTGCAGAGTTCTTTTCGTTGCCCTTTTCTTTTGCCTGAATATTGTCCTGTTCGGTCTGTCTTTCAGAATCTTCGATTGTCGCCCTTATTTGTTCAACAATCTCTTCCCGACGGTCGTGCTCACGCATGAGCTTAATAGCAAAGGTGGATGAGATTTTACCTTCCTTAATCATTGTCTTTAGATCAGGGTTTGCCGAATGGAGCAATTTAAGGTTTGCCACATAAGTGTTGGAGAAAGAAGTCTTTTTGGCAATCTTGGTGTCATTGTAGCCAAACCCCACAAGTCTATTAATAACCTCTGCCTCTTCCAGTGGATTTAATCTTTTACCTCCGTTGGTCAAAAGCAAGTCAACTACCCTTTGATCTTCGGAGGTGTTCTTTTCTTCTGTTGTCAAAGGTATTTGAACCTTTATTCCTTTTGATTCAAGTAGCTCGATTGCCTTGAACCTCCTATGCCCATCTACAATTTGATACTTCTTGTTTTCCCTGTAAGCTCTAATGGGCATTTTAACGCCATTCTCCTTGATACTTTCTGCAAGTGAGTCTATGTCTCCATAATCATACCTTACGTTAAATCCGTCAACAAGAGTGACCTCTGAGAAGTCAACAATAAATAAGTCCTTACGTTTCATTTTCAATCTGTTTAAAGTTAGTTTAAAATTATTTTCGTGTTAGCTTGCACCTCATTGAAAACCAATCCTCCATTCCAACTAAGCAACCCAGAAACGTTTTCGCCCACAACGTACTTTGGGGCAATCTCTCGAATCGCTCTAAGCATTTCCGGCCAGAGATGTCTATCGTCTTCTTTGCCCTTTCTTTTGCCAGCCATAGAGTACGGTTGGCATAGTTAAGGGAAGCCCCGGTAACGATAATATCATCGTTTCTCCAGGAGCTTCCGAATCGTTTTGAAAGTTCAATGTCAATTGTTTCATAAGTAAAATCGTGTATGTCTGAATGATGATAAGCGTTTGGCCAGTAGTGGTT